TTGCGTGGGTCATGTGCTGCGATGACAGGCCAGAAGCCTATCCCACTGGTGTCTTTGGTTCGGCGCAGAGGATGGTTTGTTCTTCGCCGGTTGGTGAATTCACTACGGAGTAAACCTGTAGGATTCGGTTATTGAACTTGATCCGGTCGGTGGCTAGTACGTCGCTGCGGCGTGTTTTGATTTGGACGGTTGCTTCGGCAACAAGTTGGCGGGCGCGTTCCAACTCTCTACCGGACAACTCGAGCACTTCGCAATAGATCGGTGTACCGACATTTGTCCAGACGGTTGTTTCGTGTCCGCGTGCGTCGTACTGGACGGTTCGGCGTTGGATGGTGAATCTATGTCGGAGTTTTCCGCCGCGCATGTTGTTCTCTTAGTGGTAAGCCTGGCGGCTTTGGAAAACCGGGGCTAGCGCCCACCGGCTCATGAACCCCACGCGAAGCTGTCGACGCCGGGGCGGACCATTTCGACCATCGATTCGAATCCTAGCTCGATCTCTTTTGAGTTGACGCCAATCAATGTCGCTTCGCGGTTTTCGTACCAATGCGAAATAAGCATCAATGCGGCGCGTTGTATGGTGGCTGGAACTGCGGCGAGCTCGGCCCATCCTGCGGAAAACTCGATACGTAATCCGTTCGGCGGTTGTGCTTCGGGCCAATTGATCCCGAATCTAGGACGCAGGTCGTAGCGGGACATCCCGACAGGTTGAACAATGTTCGCTAGGTCGAGGGTCGTCGTTGTTCCGGCTGTGTTGGTGTAGCTGATCGCGGTCACTTGGTGGATGGGCCAAAGTGGTATATGGATCGGCTCGTCTCTCGCTGGAAAGCTGTCTAGTGTCAATCGCCAGTTCGACCGTGCGATACAACACTCGAGGGATCGCTCGCAATAATCGGTGGCTGATGCCAGGGCGTCTACTATCCATTGGTCGTCGTACTTGTCACTGATTCGGGAATTGTGTCGAACGCGGTCAACTGTTGAAATTGAGAACGCGCCCTCGCTGAGTTTTTCGATAAGCATTGCATCCCCGTCTGAACCATCCAGATGTGTCTAAGGTGTCGTTTGTCGTCGTCGGTTAATCGCAACCAGTCGCGGGAACATTCGGAGAGGGTGCCGGAATCGGATTCACACTCTCGGTACGGGCCTGGGTTGGTGTAGCTGACGTCTCGTCGTCGCGCTCGCACCTCGTCGCTGAATTTGCGTCGAAAGCCGAGTCGGATCTCATCCCACCCGAGGTAGATCTCTCCGAACGACAGCTCTGTCGGTTCGTCTTCGAGGAGCAACACCGGGGGGTATTGTGGTTTTCGGAACAATTCTTTTCATCCTGCATGGTGTGTAGGATTGCTGTCCCTCGCTTACGCGTCGGGTTGGGATTGGTCGTCCCTCGCTTACGCGTCGGGTTGGGATTGGTCGTCCCTCGCTTACGCGTCGGGTTGGGATTGCTGTCCCTCGCTTACGCGTCGGGTTGGGATCAGGAGCGGCGGCGGCGTTTGGGTTGTTCGGGGGGTGGAACCTGCGGTTCGGGGGAACCGGGGCTAGCGCCCACCGGCTCAGGAACCATGCGTCCTTTTGTTGCTTTTTGTAGTTCTGTCGGTTCGCCTGAGAGTAGTTCTCGTGCGATGCCTGCTTCGATAAGGCGTTCGGCTTCGACTGAATCACACTCGAGGAGCGTGCCAGCATTGTGGCAGAAAGTGCTACCGGCGAGTGATTGCAGGAGGATAACTGAACGCATGATTGAAACTATGCTAAAGGTTTGAAAAGTGGGATAGTCTTCCAGCTATCGAACTTTAGAAAGGTTGACAGGCTAGAAGCCTATCCCACATAAAGGACGCCCTAGTCGACTTAAGGCGTCCTTGGGTAACAAGTGATGACAGGCTTGAAGCCTTCCCACATTAAGCTTGGGTCAATCGTTTCACTGGGCATGGGCCTGCGGCGGTCCATCGTGCGAGACGACCGTCGAAGCCCATGTAACCGAGGAACCCGGTTTCGAGGAATTCGATGAATCGCTCTTGGGCTCGGATCAATCGCATGGAACCAACGCGTCTGACTTTGTAGTAAGACAAGTCACCATAAAGCATGGTGATTTGCGTTGTCGCGATCGATGAAGCCATGTATTGGTTATAGATCAGCGGCTGACCGAGCAACGTGTCTGGAATGCCTTCGCGGATGCCTGACATCCAGAGCGGTCGGCCTGTGGTGTCGTTGAGCAATCGAAGTGCTTGGGTAACCAAGTCGTGGCACATGAAGACTCCATTGCCTCGGTACATCGGATCTACCGAGTGTTGCAATCGGATCACGTCGGAGACGGCAATCGCTGCGGCTGCGGCGGATGTAACACCAGCGGCGGCTCCGGTAACGACCCCTTGAGGTTGGGAGGAACCTGTACCCACCGTTGCGTGTTGCATGGTGATTCGTCCGAGTCTCTCGCCGAGCAGAGTCGCGACGATCTGATCCACGTCCACGATTGCATCTCTTTGAAGCTGTTGAGAAACTCGGATGAATCTGGACGAGTAGTCGTATGCTCGCAATGTCAAACGCTCGAGCACTGGGTCGGTTTGGGTGTCGGAGGAAAGGTCGTTTCCTTCCGTGACCAATACGCCCGTGACTGCCGTATCATTTCCGACTGGGAAGAGCATGTCCTCTCCCGATGCGGTCGTGATCGTGTCGGTATAAGCGAACATCGGAGACGTCGCGAGCATCGCCAGTTCGAACGTAGCAAGGAACGTTTGCGGGACCAATTCAGGACCAGCACCCGACGTGGGCTTGTTCATTTTCCGAACTTCGATATCTCGAATCGCGTTCGTGCGTCGCGCTTGGGACCGCATGTGTTTAAGCGACTCTGTGTCCATCAATGGAACGCGGAGCTCTGCGGAGTCTGGGCTAAAGCCTAGCCTCTGGCATGCGTCGCGATGTTTGTCGGTGATAAGGTGCGGGGCAGCATGTCGAACGAGGTAGCTTTGGAAAGCTAGTCGTTTGTCGTCTTCGCGTTGTGCGTATTTCTTAGCTTCGTCGCGATCGAAACCGGCGTCGCCGTAGGTTCGGGATTCACCTGGCATGGTGTCGTCGAGGCCGGGCATTTGTCGACCGTGGCGAGTGGATCGCTTTTGATCTTCGGTCACCTTGGCCATTCGTTCGTTGATGGCGTTGGCTGATTCTTCGGTGTTGATCTGGTCAACGAGCGCATCGTATTCGGTATTGACGCGATCCCAAGCGGAGCGGGTTTCATCTGGCCAAAGGTTGACGGAGGGATCTTTTTCTTGAGCCGATTGGCGTTGTTGGAACTCGGAGCCGAGCTTTTTGATTTCGTTGGCTAGCTGTGCTGCCTTTTGTCGTTTTTCTGCGATTGCTACCATTTGTTTTTGCTGATCCTGTTTTCGGGATTGGTGGTTGGACCCACTAAAGATTGACGGTGCAAGCCTCCTCGGGCTGCTAATCCTGCCCACCGTCTGCGTATGGACGCTGGCAAAGTGAGATAGTCCAACGGTGCCAGCGTATAGACGTCTGGACCGTGAGAATCACGGGCATGCTGGAATGATACGGTAGAGATGGGGCGTGTAAAACTTTGTGTGGAAGTGTTTAAGTCAACGCAGCACGCAACTTGGAAACAATTTCTTCGAGTGCTTTGATGCGACGCTCGAAATCTCCGACGACGGGCTGCGGTGTTGGTGTTGGATCTGGCACAACAGCACCTATTGTTTTTCGGAAGTAAACAGTAGTGTTTTCACCAGCGTTCGGATGCCATAGCCATTTGTGATTCGTTCCAGGTAGCCCCAAATGCGACAGTCCATAACGCTGCCAATTGCTTCCAGCGTGTGCGATCTCGACAGGTGGAACCCAATTCGATCGATTAAGAGAACACTCCCACGAGTTATCCGTTGGAAGATACACATCACCGACCCACAAGCCAGCAAGCAACCCACCCGCACCGTTTACGTTGTGCACTTCGATCTCGACAACATCACTACCAGTCCAAGCGACATGGCAAGACACTGGGACGTTCCATGCTGACCCTCGCATGACCTCCGTTCCGTTTACTCGACACACAAAGCTATCGTCACCGTAAACTAGGATCTCATTCGACTTTGGCATTTGGTTTCGTGCCTCCGGTGTGAAGTATTCTGTAAGGAACACTGGGCTGGAATAATGTGTACCGTCGTCAGCAATCGCTATGACTTCGACACGATTCGAAACAAGTGTATGATTCGATTGTGACACAACAGGAAAGTTGATTTGAAACGGAATCGTGATTGTTGCTCGCGTCTTTTCTGGGTTCTGGAAAGTGATCGTGCAATCACCTTGAGCCTTCAACCAATGGATGTCGCAAGCCTTATCTGATGCAACTTCGACAACAATGGTTCTGATTGGTTGGTATTCAGTTCGTTTCAGCCCTATAACTTCGTCAGTGATTAGTATAGTGCTGTTCGTAATACTGTCACTGATTACCTTTATGGATAACTTCGGTGGTAGCGTATCGAGAGTAATAGACTGGGCGACCTCTACGTTCGAAGGTTGCATATCAACAACCACTCGATGAGAGATTGGATTAAGGTAACCAGTCGTCTGATTGCATCGCATCAAGTACGCAACAACATCACCGACACGATTGTTCTCAATTAGGTGTTGTCGAACTTCCGGTCTAAGTGCGTTAATCAACTGCCGAGCCTTTTCGACTTCTTCTTTTTCGCTCCCAGACGATCCTTGCGTCGTGAAGACGTATGGCTGATTGATTTTGAACCAATCACTACCGTCATAATCTCGGTACTCAGGAAAGAATTGTATCAATCCTGCTTGCCATGCTTCTCGAATCGTGTACCAATTGAACGAGTTATCGGGAACTCTAGTGTTGCTTCCAGACTCTTCGGAAGGTGCGGATGCTGTCGATGAGTTTGAAAGAACAATTCCATTGCGATAGATTTCGTTCAGCGATATCCCAAAGCCTGTAAAACCTTCTCGTACTTCGATTGTGTTATCGAATCCATGGAAGTTCGCATGGAATCCGTCTCGGTTCTCGTACCACAATTGCGATTCTGTGTTTGGTAGTGTGTACTCGACGAGACTGACGCTGGCTAAGCCTTGCGGCGTTTGGTATTGCCGAACCAAGTATCTCGACGAGTCGAACTTTCTGAATTTCATTCCCAAACACCTCCAACCTTAACGAAAGGTGTCGCACTCTTCCAAGTGCCAGTTACCTTCACAAAAGCCATCGCATCTTTCCACTCACCCGCAACCTTCAGCCTGAAGCCACCCAGAGCCACATTGCCACTCTGCAAAGTTGCCGAAGCAAGTTGAACCGATAGCGAACCCGTAGCACCGTTTGCGACTGTACCAGTTGACGATACAACGCACGAGTCGAGTGCTCGGTTGACTGACGCTGTTAAGCCAGCACTGAAAGAACCAGTGGACGATAGAGTAGCATTTGCGAGTGTTCGTGTTACGCTACCTGATGCACCGTTTGTTACTGTGCCAGTTGCTGACGAAGTAACGGCTGCCAGTGTCCTGTTGACGCTACCACTTAGCCCAGCAGCAAGCGTTGCGGTTGCCGAGCAAGTAACAGCCGCTAGTGTTGACGCAACCGAACCAGTTACGGAACCAGCCGCACCACCTGTTGCTGATAGCGTTGCGTTGTCGAGTGTACGCGTTACCGTACCTGATGCACCCGCAGCGACGGTACCGCTAGACGATAGCGAAGCATTATCGAGTGTTCTAGTTACAGTTCCGCTCAAGCCAGAAGCAAGCGTTCCAGAAGCCGACAGCGTTGCGGCTCCTAGCGTAACCGATACGCTACCTGTCGCAGCCCCACCAGAAAGTGTTCCAGAACTAGTCAGAGTTGCGTCAGAAAGTGTACTTGTTACCGTACCTGTGACACCGCCAGCTACTGGCTCGACGAGCAATTCATCGACGTACCAGCCCGCAGGAAGCAGCTCTGCTTCCCACCATGCTAACGGTTCTAGATGTCGATCAAATGCACCGATCCGCACCATTTAGTCTCCCCCACCTTCTTCAACAGGAGGAGGAATCAGAGACCACTCCAAATCGACGTATTGCCAGCCAGGACCAGCGTAATCGGGACATTCAATAACAGTCAAATGGACCGGTGCAGTCCAAGCCTCGACCCCATCCCAAACACACACGTTAAAGACTTGACCTGCAGTTGTCAGTAACGCCCAACGTGTCACCATGATATTATGATCCCATAGCCGTTGCCTCCGTTGCCGCCATTGCCGCCGATGCCAGGGTTCATGCCGCACCCGCCGCCGCCTCCGCCGCCGCCACCTTTGCCGCCATTGCCGCCAGCCGCACCCGCAGTAGATGCCGTGACAGTTGTGCCACCACCTCCTC